TCGATACTGGAACGCCACATGCTCATTAATGTGAGCCATAGCAGCTGCTTGTATTGCCTGCGCTTTTGGATTTTGACCAATCATCTGCATAATTTTTGGATCTTGCATAGCGGATTGATGAACCTGAATGTGCGCTTCATGATCCTGATAGATGAATGCCTTAACGGGTTTGCCATTAATGACATTCATATTTTCTTGAACTGGGTCTTTAGGTTTAAAGTCTTCTGCGCTCGGCACCAGCTTGCCAATGTTCTTAATACCTAAGACTTCCAGCATCTGGCGATTTAATTCCACCAAGTCATAAATCTGCGGATTGGCTTGCGCCATTTGCATAACAGCCTGATACTGGACAACCTTCTGCGCCATAGTGGCAGCGTTAGGATCCGAGACTGGAATTACGTCTACTAAGTCGTAGTCAGATTTCTTGGCGCGGCGCGAACCTTGAACCGGCTCGTACTCATACTCTTCCGGCGTATAGTCACGGATAATCTCTTTCAACATCTTTAGTTCTTGCTTCATCGCATAGTGGATGCGAGCTTGAACTGCTGACATTACCTTGAGCGTTCTCTCAAGAATGGCCAGTGTTGTGCCAACTGGGGAGTTGGACGACATATCTGCAATCTTCAAATCTGCCGCGCCAGCAAACCGTCGACCTTCGTCAACGATCTGATTCATCAAAGCTAAGAGGACTTGGCTTGGCTCTTTATACGGAAGCGGGAGAATATTGTCCCTGATCGTGCCGGAGGCAACGTCCACATCTCGGAACTCGCCGGGAGAAATTGGAGTGTCATCACCCTTGACCCGCATCCCTTTAGTCTTAAGGCCGCCAGGCAGATTTGATAAAGTGCCAGCATCAACCAGCTGACGAATGATAGAAGTACCAGACTTAGCAAAAGCACCAATAAGATGGATAAGACCGAATGCATAGAAGCCAAAGCCGGGGATATATGGGTAGTGTACAAAGTGGTTCCTCTTTTGACATGTCTCATCATCAGGATGCCAGTTCCTTCTGATAGCTAAAATCTCTTGAGAAGTTTTTTCGATAGTTACAATGTATGGGAGACCGATGCCAGTCTTCTTGCCCTTTTCATCTTTATCCTCATAGCCTGGCAGATCTAGGTATACCTGCATTTCCAACAATTTATATCTATCGTCCGACGTAGCGCGGAATCCCATACGCTCCGCAATCTTCTTTTCTACATCGTCTAACGTATTCTGCGGTTCCGGCAGGTCGACATCTTTATAGAAGCCAGCCACCATCAAGCGGCGCAGCTCATTCTTGGTCTTGCGCATGACATGGGTCATACGGTTGGCTGTCTCTAAATTAGAAGCGCCATAAGGAACGACCACATCTTCAGCCGGAATAAACAAAGCCACCTGTCTATTTAGACTAGGATCAAAGTACACCTTCTTAAACGCATTACCTGACAGACCTAAGCCCCATGCCATGCGCTCATGTTCTGGACGGTACTCAACCATGACTTCTGTTAGCTCATAGTTCATATCATCCTGCACCCGTTCGGCTGCATCTTTCTTCTTAGGTGTTTCCTTACCGATAATCTTCGTCTTTACTGGCCCCGCAGCTGGGAATGTCTCCATAATTGTCTCAGCTTGGAACTTAACTAGCGCCTCAGACAACAACGGATGATAGACACCACACGCACCTTCCCATGGTTCTGACCGTTCTTCTATTTTCATACCCAACAGCTCTAAGCCATCGACATACGTCTGCATCCAGTCTTTGCGGGCGTCAATATCGTCATCAAAGTCAGACAGCAAATCGCCAGCAAGTTCCTGCAACTCGCTTTCGTCCATGTACTCAGCTATGTTGGCGTCAAAATCGTCGGTAGATTCTTGATCTGGCTCAATATCAATCTCTATATCACCTAGTCCTATAGATACAGACTCAGGATCTTCAATATCAATCTCAATCCCATCCATATCATCCGTAGAATCTAGTCCTTGCGGGGCTTGGTAGAGAGCTTTGTCAAAATTTGTCGCCATATTAGTCCTTAGTAGTAAACGCGCTTGCGACGGAATTCGATAGGATCGTCTTCTTCGTCAGAGTCAAGCCGCAAAAATCCGCCTTGCCTAAATCTCATAAGGGCTTGCACCGTGCTATCGACCAAGTCATCGTGTTCCGCGTTCGGGAACCGTGCCATTTCTTCAATAACCTCGTCCGCCCACCTAGTTTCTGGCGCCCAGACCTTGCCAGATGAAAATAAGTCAGTAACACTGTTCAATCGCACGAACTTATCGTTACCTCTTGTTGGTGTGTAGTCTTGTACGTACACGCCCATCCTTCGTAACTCAAATATCAGCGGCGCACCCGCTGCTTTTGCCTCAATAATGCAAGCATCAGGCTGCCATTCGTCGTACATTTCCTTGGCTTTTGCTTTTAATTCGGGAAATTCAAGCTTATCCTTCCACGCATCGAGCATAATGATGTTTACATCGCTCTCATTCTCGTCTTTGTAGAACACGCCCCATGTTGTACACGCAGAATAGTCAGCCCTTTGGCTCTTTGTGAACGCCGTATCCCAGCTTTGGATGATAAATTCGCACGGCGGCGCTCTATTTCCGTCCCATCTTTTCCACCATTCCCGCTTTACCAGCGCACCTTCTTCACCTGTCGGCTGTTGTTGGTACTGAGCGTTCCATTTATAGGGAGGAAGTTCCTCTTTTAACGCTGCCAATTCATCTAGTGGCCAGAATTCAGGCCACAAACTATTTCCAGACGGCAAAATAGCTGGCAGTTCTATAACTTCCCAGTCTGTTGCGTCACTTTTTAACACCTTGCCGGTCAGATCTTTATCCGACCAGCGTGTCATCACGATAATAATTGCGCCGCCAGGCTGCAAACGCTGACGCGGGCCAGATGTATACCACTCGTACACACTGTCAAACACCGTCGGATCACCTTGAGCTAACTTTGCTTCTTGTTCCGAGTGCGGGTCATCTATTATTAGTAGGTCAGCACCCTTACCAGTAACAGTACCGCCAACACCGATAGCAAAATAATCCCCGCCGTGGCTAGTTGCCCAACGCCCCGCCGCCTTGGAATCCGCACGGAGACCGACCCCTGGGAAGATTTTCGAATACTGGTCGCTATCAACTAAGTTCCTAACCTTCCTACCAAACCCCACAGCCAGTTCCGCCGTGTTAGATGTTTGAATTACTTTCTTATTCGGGTATTTCCCCAAGAACCAACTCGGCAGTAAGTAACTAGCAAACTCTGATTTGGTATGTCGCGGCGGCATGTTGATAATCAGCCTCTTTAACTTACCCTCAGCTATCTCCTCAAACTTCTTTGCCATAAGAGCATGATGCCTGCCGTGTATAAACCCAGGCCACATTTCATGCACGAACGCCATGAACGACTTCTGCGCTTTCTCCCGCGTGACAGCATCCTTATACTGGCTCACTTGCTCCAGTAATTTCTCCTGCTCGTTGGCCGGAAGCTTTCCTATCAGCTCACTTAAGTACACTGACCGTTCGCCTTCTTTCTTTCTTCAGCCGGACTATACCCATTATTCATAGTTTCTTCCAATCGATTTTTAATTCTCGATAGCGTAGGGTAAACACTGATATCTCTTTTATACCTTGTGCCATTCTGATTTCTGTAAATGGTATATAGAAGCTCGAACGCCTCTACTAACAGTTCTCTATCTGTCACGCCATGTCTCCGGTACAAACTCCGCCGCCTCAGAATAACTAACCCGCAGCTTGATAAGTATCTCTATAGCCTCATCCAGCTCCTTAACCTTCTTCTTAGCATTCTCCTGCCAGAGCTTGAATATCTCTTTATCTGTCAATTCTTTCATTCCAGCGTCCTAAAGTTTATATACACCGGTCTCACACTCCTGCCCGCGCCCTTAACCTTTTTCAGAACGCCGAGCTTAACCAGCCTATTTATGATGTCAGACGTATTCCCCATACCAGTCTTACCCCTCACATCACATATATCCCGTATAGAAGGCCCAAACCCATACTTCTTCCACCACTCGTCTATACACAAAAACACCTCACGTTGCGCAGGCGTCATATCTACCTCCATACACTCCTCATACGACAAATCTTTCCTCTTTGCCGTCATGTCCCGATTTATCAAAAGAACTGTCATTTTGTAAATGTTGTCAACAGGGTATCTGTAAATTCTTACAGATACCCGTTTGATAACTATTTTCCTTTTTCCAAAAATATATCCCCCTGGGGGGTGGATGAATCTACGGACAAGGGGGGGTCTTCTGAAAAATCTACTGACTGTTCGTGTGGAATAGTATGTTCATGATGAGTCGGAGTCACATTATCAGATTGGCATGGTGGGGGTGCGGTGGGGTCAGCGTCCGGCTGATTTGCGTCCCCAGCTATCTCCGCTAGCAGATCAGTCGCGTCAACTGTTACAGCATCGTCAGAGCCTAGCATCATTGTTTTAAGCTGCCCTAGTATCTGTTCGCGTATCTCTGAACTGTCCTTGACTGTCTCTATGCGCTTGGTCTCTCGGAACAT